TACAATTTACAATCGAGTCTTCGTGACCATAATGATAAACAGTATGACCACGCTTTGTCATCATATCACAGAATCTTCTTGCTTTTGTCGTATAAGCACAAGCTGAATATTCTTTATTTGTGACTGTATGTGGAAGCCCTAGAACGTGGAATGTATATTTTTTATCGACCATATTAAATCCTTTGTGTCAAAATTCAAATTTATTTATATACCTTCTTACGTTTGATTACAAATTAATTATTTCCCTTTAAAATATCTATCTCATTTTCGAGAATATCAATCTTCCCTTTAAGATCTTTGATTGAATTAATAAGAGCAAAAGTTATAGCATGGCCACTATAATTGTACAGATCAACTTCAGGCCCATCTTCTTCTAACTTTCCTTTGAAAGTTCCGACACATTCTGGAAATATCTGCATTAATTCTTGAGCAATAATAGAAATATGTTCTTTACCGTCAGCAGTAAATCCAGCCTTTCCGTTATACTCATATTTAATAGGACGAACTTGACATATTTCAGTCAGTCCTTTTTGGTAGTCACCTTTAACTGTCTTAATACGTGAATCAGATGCGATAGTCCAGGTGTTTGTTGTAGGTTTAGTTGCAGAGTCTAGTGAGAGAGTTAATTGAGAACCAGGAGAAGTTGTACCGATGCCCACGTTGCCAGCGGTGGGTTGTAAAATAACATTCTTGGTACCAGAACCACTATAATTGCTGTTGATATGAATATCGCCTCGGCTGTTACCATATGTAGACAACTGAAGTGTACCCGAGCCATAGGGACCATAGTCAAAATTTTGGGTAGTTAGAGACAACATTCCAAACATAGTGGCGGACGCTTCAACTGTATTATTACCTAAAAGAATATTCGGAGAAATAGATGATAGATACATCTGGGTGTTCGCTCCACCATCTATGTGTAGTTTTCTAATCGGACTAGTGGTACCGATGCCCACATTGCCATTAGATAATATACGAACCTTTTCTCCATTACTCGTATAAAATGAAATAGGATGGTTAGTGGTGGTACCAAACGCAAGTTGTGTATTACTACTCACACTCCGCATTATACCTCTCAAGGTGCTTCCGTCTGGCGAAGAAACCATAATTCCTTCAGTATCTCCAGTAACATGTAATACATCCTGAGGGCTATTAGTTGCTATACCAATTCTACTTTGAACTAAAAGTCTAATATCACTGTAAACCAATCCTATAGTTCCAGAAGTTGAAGAGGTAGAACTCATATCAGTATAAGTCATTCCTCTTTTAGTTTCAGTAATAGTCACCAACAATGTTTTCGTGTTTCCACTGGGATTATAAACGCCAATGCCATATTTAGTTGATGATACTTGATAAACCACAGGATAATAAGAACTGTTCGATCCATTATCAGCGCCATCGCCATGTCCACGACCCATAGATGAAGGTGTTAATCTATAAAAATTACTTCCAGAAAAAGAACTGGATCCAGTTTGTAACAGATAATATGAGGTGCCGCTATGTGCCGCAGTCTCGCTGCTGATTTGAATTTGGACTGCCACATCTCCTTCAGTATCTTCGTATTCAGCAAGTTTAAATAATTGAGTAGAAGTTACAGTTTTTTTGAAGACTCTTTGGATCGCAGCACCATTGTCTTCAGTTGTAGAAGAAGAATCAAATAGTAACGATCCCGATCCAGATCCTGTTGCACCTATGAATCCTTGAATGCCTGTTGCGCCAATAGATCCAGTAGCACCAGTAAATCCAGATCCTGTTGCACCTACGAATCCTTGAGAACCAGTGGCACCTATTAACCCTGTTGCACCAGTAAATCCTTGAGAACCACTTACTCCTGTTGCTCCATCAAATCCAGATCCTGTTGCTCCAGTAAATCCTTGAGAACCACTTACTCCTGTTGCACCTATGAATCCTTGAGAACCACTTACTCCTGTAGCTCCATCAAATCCAGATCCTGTTGCACCTATGAATCCTTGAATGCCTGTTGCGCCAATAGATCCAGTAGCACCAGTAAATCCAGATCCTGTTGCACCTACGAATCCTTGAGAACCACTTACTCCTGTTGCACCAGTAAATCCTTGGATACCTTGAGAACCACTTACTCCTGTTGCACCAGTAAATCCAGATCCAGTAGCACCAGTTAATCCTTGAATACCTTGAGATCCAGTAGCACCAGTTAATCCTTGAGAACCGCTTGCTCCTGTTGCTCCAGTAAATCCTTGAATACCTTGAGAACCAGTAGCACCAGTTAATCCAGATCCAGTTCCAGATCCAGTAGCACCAGTAAAACCTTGCGGTCCTTGTATACCTGCTGTAGAGACTCTTATAACTTTAATATCTGGCATAGTTACCTCGTTGCGTTTGGACGTACATCAGCGATACCCTCTAATATTCTTATTACAGAAGAACCAGATGATAACTCTACATCATAAACATATCTACCTGGTTTGAAAGTTGCAGTTTGATTTGCTGTTGCAGATATTGTTATCTTACCATCTGTTGGCGGCGAATCGATAGATACTGTTAGAGTATATACATTAAAATCTGAATAATATGATTTTCTTATTTTACAAGCTGCAGTATAACCAGTTAAATTAAAACTTGCCCCTGTATCATCATCGATCGACATAGTTGTTGAAAATGTTGATCCAGATTCTATTAGTAGATTTATATATCCTGCTGGCATTTTTATTCCTTAGAAGTTATTTAGTATTCTGTTATGGTTGTACTAATATCATATGAATCATCTCTATTTGCTGTTATTGGATCAACTGCAATGGTGACTGTAGTTAATTTTTCTGAATTATTCGTACCTAAATCATTAAGATCGTAAAAATTAGTAACAGCAGTTTTAATAATTTTAGAATCTGTAATTGGAGGATAAATCCAAGCATTAGCCATAAATGTAAGCGTCCAAGTTAATATTCTATCTTCATCTACAGTTCCTTCATATGTATCTTCTTTTGAAACGCTAGTAAGAGATATCTGCACATCTCTCTTTAAATTTAAAGAAGAAATATCATTTAAAGTTAATGCATAAAATGGCGTAAAATAAGGTAGGATTTGCTCGATAATTTGTAATCCATCATCAATATATTTAACATAAAGATTAAGAGTAAATTCAAAATTATATGGGATTGGATTATAATGTGACTTGTAACCTGATGTTAGAGTTGCTGTTCCTGTTCCAACTGATGTTAAATCCAAACCAGTTCCTGCTTCTGCAAGCACTTTTGTTGTAGCTAATTTAATAGAATTATTATTTACAACTACAACGTAATAAGTATTATTATTTGTTAATCCGCCGATAACTGTTCCGGTCCCTCTTGAATAAACAACGGAAGATCCAGTTTTCAAATTATGTGAAGGAACTGTAATAATATTAGTTGTAATATTTACTGCAGTGCTAGCATTAAAAGATATTGCTGCTGCTGGAACATAAACATTTTTTCCGACAGTTTGTTGTTTTCTAGTCGAATCGTATGTCATTCCTGTTAATTCAAAAGATAATCTAGGAAGCGATATTTTAACATCAATCTGTCCTTCTCGCCTCTGAACATCTTGTTGCTGTAACATAGTGATAGTCTTATCGCCAGATCCGTATGCCAAAGGAACTTTAATATTTTTCTCAACAGAACCGTCGGTATTATATCTTACAATATTGATATTATTGAATAGAGATCCAAATGCTGCTGTCAAATTTCTAATTGATGAGAAATAAAATGGTGCTGTTGTTAACATTATGGGTTACCAAAAGGATTTGATTCTGAGAAATTAATAATACTATTTGAAATTTGCTGTATTTCAGTATTTTTAGCAAACGAATCCATAATACCAGTTGCCCCATCATTACCAAAGGCTATTTGCGCTTCATCTGCTTCTGTTCCAGTATCAATAGTTTCATTAGAGTATTTAAAGGCTTCACAAGTTAGATTGAAGAATTGTCTCGTTCCTAGTGGATAAAGAGGGTTCTTATCATCAACGAACTTAATTTCAAATAGAGTTTTTGAGTTAGGATATAAAACCAAATCACCTTCAACTGGCAGAGACTTACCTATTATATATTCAAATCTTTCTCTTGAAACAACAAGAGTTAATCTATCTCCCATACTAAAACCAAATTTCGAAATAAGAGCACCATCACCTTCGAACGCTTCATAATTTTGAATATACATTTCAATTGTATAATTTCTTTCAAACTTAGATAAATAATCTTCTCTAAATAACTCGTCTAATTTTACAATTGTTCTTGGTAAATAAATGAAATCTGTTCCACCAATTTGTATTGATTCGTTCACAAGAACTTGTAGAAGATTTTGTTCTTCTCTAGAACCTATTCCACGACCTGCTTGAAAATACTTATTAGTTGGCATATAGTTCTATCCCATAAAGAAATCTGGAGGAATAGATAAATCAGAAACTAATTTAGTTTCTAATCTTTCTATGTCAGCAATCGCTTCATTGAAAATAGCTTCCCCATTTAAAGTTATTCCACCTGGAAGATTCATATTTCCAAACTTCTTGAGATTTTCTCCCCATTGTTTTTTAATAAGAGCAGTCGCATATTCTTTAAGAAACTCATCATCCCATACATCAGAAAAAACAGTTTCATCAATTTTCTTATAGACCTTAATAACAATACTTGATGATTTTTCTTTTAATCTAGAAAGAGATTCGTTGAATCTAAGACGATTTGTTTTCCTATTGAAATTAAATGAATTTATCGGAGATACAGTCATCTGTGCCGTCGATAAGTAAGATTTAAGAGAAGATAAATATTCAAGATTACTAGAAACAATATTGTTCGATCCATAAAAATCATTCATATAAAATTGATACTGTGCATTAAAAAGATCTCCAGCACCAATACCAACAGAAGAATCATTGCCGATTGGAAGAATAGAAATAACAGAAAATACTTTTTCTTCTAATGTAATATATCCATTAGAAACATCATTAGAAGTAATTGGAACGATAAGATAATCTTCTTCAACGCCATCAAAGTGATAATCCCAATATTTTGATAAAGCATCATCAATCCGATCATCAACTTGTTCTTCTGCTACGTTAATTTCGATAACAGGAAATCCGAGACGACGTAAACAATAATCGGTGAATTGTTCTCTTGTTG